ACTCCGTCGCCGAACACCAGATACCAGCCTGGCTTGTCACCTCCGTGACTGCCGCTGCCCTTCGTGCCGGACTTGAACCTGTGAATCTTGCCATCCAGCAGCAGCTCGTCTGGTGGCTCCAGGCCGGCCGACAGCATGGCGTCGCGCAGTTGTTCTTCAGGTGGTGCAATTCTTTTTTCTGGTGGTGGCGACCAGGGGCCGCCGAGCACTTTGGACAGGTCAGCCATGTGTTGCGGCCTCCTGGCGTGTCAGGTAGTCCGACAGCGCCTTGACCGTCTCGTACAGGGGCTTGGATTCGTCCTGCATGAACCTGTAGACCGTGGCCGGATGGACGCCGGCATTCTCGGCCACGCGCTTGAGGTTGGCGTCTTCCAGCCTCTTCTTGATCTGCTCGACAGTCATCATATGTTGCACCTCTGAAAAAATTTTTGCGGGAGTGCTTGCACTGTACCAGATTTCTGGTTTAAGATGCAACCACTGCGCGAAAGGAATTGGCCGAAGGCGCAGCAACCCAAGAAGGAGAGCCACTTATGGCAATCAACGTGAAGACCACCGGCAGCTTGTCTGCCAACGGTGTGAAAGTCCTGGTCTATGGCCAGGCCGGCGCTGGTAAGACCTCGCTGATCAAGACCCTCCCCAGCCCCATCGTGCTGTCGGCTGAAGGCGGCCTGCTGTCCATTCAGGACGCAGACCTGCCCTTCATCGAGATCGCATCGATGACCGATCTGCAGGAGGCCTACAAGTGGCTGACCGAGTCGGACGACGCCAAGGCCTACAAGTCGGTGGCGCTGGACTCCATCAGCGAGATCGCCGAGGTGGTGCTGAACGCTGAGAAGAAGGCGACCAAAGACCCACGCCAGGCCTACGGTGCGATGCAGGAGCAGATGGCCGACATCATTCGCGCCTTCCGCGACCTGCCTGGCCGCCACGTCTACATGAGCGCCAAGCTGGAGAAGACGCAGGACGAGATGGGCCGGGTGCTGTATGCGCCCTCGATGCCTGGCAACAAGACCGGCCAGGCGCTGCCGTACTTCTTCGATGAGGTGCTGGCCCTGCGTGTCGAGAAGGATGGCGATGGAAACACCCAGCGCGCCCTGATGTGCGACAGCGACGGCCTGTGGCTTGCCAAGGACCGCAGCGGCAAGCTGGATATGTGGGAAGCGCCGGACCTGTCGGCCGTGTTCGCAAAGATCGGAGGCAAGGCATGAACATCAAGGAAATGATGAACACCGGCAAGCTGATCGAGAGCGTGACCGACGCCGAAGAGCTGGCCAAGATGTGGCTGTTTGCGAAGGAGAGCGAGGCCATCGCCACTGCCGACCGTCGCAAGATCGAGGACCAGATCAGGAAGATCGCCAACATCCGGGACGACACCGAAGGCACCGAGACCCTGGCGCTCGAAGGTTTCAAGGTCAAGATCGTCGGCCGCATCGACCGCAAGGTAGACGCCGACAAGGTGCAGGAGCTGGCCGCCGAGCACGGCCTGACCAATCACCTCTCGACGCTGTTCCGGTGGAAGCCAGAGATCAATATGGCCATCTGGAAGTCCACCGACGAGGCCATCACCAAGCCGCTGGCAGCAGCAATCACGGCCAAGCCTGGCCGCCCTTCTTTCACCATTGAACCCACCACCACCAAGGAGTAAATCATGGCTTTTCTCGGACAAACCTTTGACTCGAACGAACTTCCACAAGGCAACAGCGGCAGCTACGAGCCGCTGCCGGAGGGGTTCTATAACGCGACCATCACCCAGGCTGAGCTGAAGCCGACCAACGATGGCACCGGCCAGTACATCAAGCTGCGCCTAGATATCACCGGGCCGAGCCACCAGGGCCGGGTGATCTTCTCGAACCTCAACATCAAGAACGCGAGCGCCAAGGCCGAGGAGATCGGCCGCCAACAGCTTGGCGACATCATGCGCGCCATCGGCCTGGCCAAGGTCAACGACACCGACCAGCTCATCGGTGGCAACGTCAACATCAAGCTGGCGATCCGTGACAAGCGCACCGACGAGAAGACCGGCAAGACCTACGATGCCAGCAACGAGGTCAAGGCCTACAGAGCTATCAACGGTGGCGCTGCGCCGGCCTTTCAGGCCGCTGCGCCTGCAGCAGCTCCTGCAGCGTCTGCACCTGCCAAGGCCGCGCCGCCCTGGGCCAAGAAGTAAGCAGAGAAAAGCCCCAGCCTCGTGAGAGGACTGGGGCAACCTCATTGGCAACCACTCAGAAGGAGACCGGGCACCATGAAGATACCCGAGCCAAATCATAGCATCCAGGCCTTGATCGACAAGCACCACGAGAGCCTGGCCGAGCCGCCCAGGCCGCACATGGGCTGCAGCCAGTTGGGCCATCCCTGCGACCGCTGGCTGTGGCTGTCGTTTCGCTGGGCTGTCCAGCCCAAGTTCCCTGGCCGCATCCTGCGCCTGTTCAGGCGTGGCCAGATGGAGGAGGCCACCATCGTGTCAGACCTGCGCGCCATCGGCCTCGATGTGCGTGGCTCCGGCCGGCAGCAGACGCGCGTGGACTTCGGTGCGCATGTGTCCGGCAGCATCGACGCCATCATCGAGTCTGGCGTGCCTGAAGCGCCCAAGAAGCGCCACATCGCCGAATTCAAGACCCACAGCGCCAAGTCGTTCGCCGATCTGGAGAAGAACGGTGTCGAGAAGTCCAAGCCAGAGCACTGGGTCCAGATGCAGCTCTACATGCACGGCACCGAGATCGACCGCGCGCTGTACTTGGCCGTCTGCAAGGACGACGACCGCATCTACACCGAGCGCATCAACTACGACCAGGCAGCAGCCGAGAAGGCCATCGAGCGCGGCCGCAGGCTGGCGCTGTCCGACCGCATGCCAGAGCCGATCAGCACCGACCCGAGCTGGTATCAGTGCAAGTTCTGCGACGCCTACAAGTTCTGCCACGAGACCAAGACCACCGAGCATGTGAACTGCCGCACCTGCGCGCACAGCACGGCCAAGGACGACAGCACCTGGCGCTGCGAGCGCCACGATGCAGATGGCATCCCGGTCGAGTTCCAGCGCCAGGCCTGCGACAGCCACGTCCTGCATCCTGACCTGGTGCCCTGGCAGCGCAAGGACGGCCTGGACGACTGGACGGCCGTGTACGTCATCGAAGGCCGCGAGGTGGCCAACGGTGAAGGCGACGCGTACGTCTACACCAGCCGCGAGATTCTGGCCAACCCCAAGATGTGCAGCCTGGGCGATGACTTCGTCGAGCAGTTGCGCAAGGACTGGAATGGGAGGATTGTTGGATGAGCAACGAGACCATATCACTCGAAGTCGCCATCGAGGTTGTGCTGCGCAACGGGCCGACGTTCGAGACCATCGCTGGCCTGTGCAAGATGGCTGTTGATGCCGAGCGCAAAGTCATCATGGACTCACTGCAGAAGCAGGCTGATCTGGCGACAGACGCACTGGATCGCCGATGGGCGCTGGAAATGATCGCTGCTGTGGAAGCTAGGAGCAGCAAATGACAAATCGACAAGCACTGCTGGACCGCATTCAGGCATTGGAGGACGACGCTGAACGCTACCGATGGCTGCGTGACCGAAGCGCAAACCAGTACGAACATCCATTGGTGGTGTCGCAGACACGAACTGAGCACGGTATGCGCTACATCGGGCCGCTGACAGGCAGATCACTTGACGCCGCTGTGGATGCGGCAAGGAGCAACACATGACCGACAGAGAACTGATGCAGGAATCGCTGTTGGCGCTTCGGTCTTGCAGCGGAGCACCACATTGGCCAGCACTGCAGCCAATCGTCACTGCATTGCGCGAAAGGTTGGCACGGCTTGATTTTGAGATGCAACCCTGCGCCGGACGCAACTGTGGCAGCACAAACACCAACTTGCACTCGGCTGAATGCTTTGAGGACTACGAGAAGGCGACGGGTATGTCATCAGTGGAACATGCCGTGATTGCTGGCGCACTGTTCGACTTCATGGGATGGCTTACCTCACGCAAGGAACGCATCGTTTTGTCGTCTGCTGATAACGCATCACCAGCAGTGGAGGCCATCACTGAGTTTGCAAAGATGCGTGGCTTGTCGCTGGCTGATGCAATGGTGAATGATTGGCAGGACATGACGAGGGGCAACGATGCTGCGTGAGTACCAACAGCGCGCCATCGACGTGCTCTACGCATGGTTCGAGGCTGGTGGCCGAGGCAACCCATGCCTGGTGCTGCCAACCGGCTCCGGCAAGAGCCACATCGTCGCCGCCCTGTGCAAGGACGCCTTGCAGAACTGGCCAGAGACGCGCGTGCTGATGCTAACGCACGTCAAGGAGCTGATCGAGCAGAACGCTGAGAAGATGCGCCTGCACTGGCCAGGCGCGCCGATGGGCATCTACAGCGCCAGCATCGGCAAGAAGCAGCTCGGCGAGCCGATCACCTTCGCCGGCATCCAGTCGGTGCGCAGCAAGGCGCGCGAGCTGGGCCACATTGACCTGGTGATCATCGACGAGTGCCACCTGGTCAACCACAAGGACGAGGGTGGATACCGCAAGCTGCTTGGCGAGCTGAAGGCCATCAACCCTGCGCTGCGGGTGGTGGGCCTGACGGCCACGCCCTACCGCCTTGGCCACGGCTTGATCACTGACAAGCCGGCACTGTTCGACGACCTGATCGAGCCGGTCAGCATCGAGGAGCTGGTCTTCAAGAACTACCTGGCACCGCTGCGCAGCAAGGTCACCAAGGCCAAGCTGGACACCTCTGGCGTCCACAAGCGTGGCGGTGAGTTCATCGAGGCCGAGCTGCAGGCGGCCGTGAACACCGACGCCAACAACTTGGCCGTGGTGCAGGAGGTGATCGAGCTGGCCGGCGAGCGCAAGGCCTGGCTGTTCTTCTGCGCTGGTGTCAAGCACGCCGAGAACGTAACCTTCGTCTTGAGCACCATCCACGGCATCCCTGCGGCCTGCGTGACTGGCGAGACGCCCAAGAAGGAGCGCGAGCAGCTCCTGGCTGACTTCAAGGCCGGCCGGCTGCGCGCCCTGACCAATGCCAACGTGCTGACCACCGGCTTCGACTACCCTGACATCGACCTGATCGCCATGCTGCGTCCGACCATGAGCGCGAGCCTCTATGTGCAGATGGCAGGCCGCGGCATGCGGGTCAAGAGCCACACCGACCACTGCCTGGTGCTGGACTTCGCTGGCGTGGTGGCCACGCATGGGCCGATCACGGCCGTGCAGCCGCCCAAGAAGGCCGGAGAAGGCAATGGCGAGGCACCAGTGAAGGTCTGCGATAACTGTGGCGAGCTGTGCGCCATTGCAGCGCGCGTGTGCTCGGCCTGTGGCCACGCATTCCCTGAGCCTGAGAAGCGCAAGCTGGAGCTGCGCCAGGACGACATCATGGGCCTGGAAGGCATCGATCTCGATGTCACCGGCTGGACCTGGCGCAAGCACGTCAGCCGCGCCAGTGGCAAGGAGATGATCGCCGTCACCTACTACGGTGGCCTGAGCGATCCGGCCATCACCGAGTACCTGCCGATCATGCACGAGGGATATGCTGGCCAGAAGGCCATGCAGCAGCTCGTGACAATGGCCGAGCGTGGCCAGATCGCACCAGGCGGCCTGAACGTCCAGACGCTGGAGGAGATGGTCGCCAACCTCAACCAGACGCAGCCACCGCGCAGCATCGAGTTCAAGCGCGATGGCAAGTTTTTCAGAGTGATGCGCCGGAGGTGGGAGTGAGAGGCCGCGCCCTTCCGCACTATGGCAAGCTGGGTGTGGCCAGCCTGTCTAGCGAGGTCAAGGCCATCTGGTACAGCCGCCACATCGAGCCAGAGCCATGCGAGCCGATTGATTCCTGGTGGCCGACTCAGACCGATCCTGATCTGTGGATCAGGCAGGACTTTGCGCGCCGCCTGGTGGCCATCACGCCGCTGACAGAGCAGGAGGAGCAGGTGGTCATCTTGTGCGTGTTGGACAACCACACGCTGCGCGAGGCAGGCGAGGTGATGGGCCGCACGCAGGAACGTGTGCGCCAGATTCTGATGAAGGCGATGCGCAGGTTTCGCAAGCACCAGTCAGAGCTGACTGGCGTGCCGATGTGGGAAGTAGACGACAGGGTGATTCCCTGGTTTTGGTGGAAGCATGAACAAAGGAGAAGCAAATGATATGTGAGCATTGTGGATATCGCAGAGCGATGCGCGGACTGATCGTCTGCAAAAAATGCTTGGGTGAATTTGGAGGTCAGAACACATGACAACCATTGCATTCGATGGTAAGACCATCGCAGCGGACACGCTGCACGAGGACAACTATGGCTTGTTTGATCATGCGTCCAAGCTGTATTTCGGCACTGACTTTGTGGCCGGTGGCGCAGGCATGCAGCACCACATGCTCAAGTGGTGGAAGCAGGTCAAGTCCATGACCTTTGATGATGTGATGGATCATGGCTATCCTGACTACGAGAAAGCGGAGAACGACCCTGCAATCCTGCTTGTGCAACTTGGCACAAGCCAGGCTTTTAAGCACGCAGGCGGGTTCTTTGTACCGGTTGGACGTGGCTTCCATGCTGTGGGTTCTGGGCGCGACTTTGCCTTGGCCGCCATGTTTCTCGGCAAGACTGCCAAGGAGGCAGTCATGCTGGCGGCTGAGTTTGACAACGGAACTGGTGGAATTGTTGAGGCTGTGGGGGTGCGACCATGAGCACCAGACCACCAGAGCCAGAGTTCCTGATCCAGTGGCGTGAGTGGATGCGCGCCGGGCCGCCCAAGTGCTGCCACACCTGCGAGCACTACGGTGTGGACGGCCTGTGCGTCGAGTTCTTCATGAAGCCGCCAGAGGACTTCGCCGCCACGCTGGATGCCTGCGACAAGTGGGAACAGGAGCTGCCATTTTGAGCACGCCAGACCGCATCCCAACAGAGCACGAAGAGCAGCGCGAGCTGGTGCGCTGGTTTCGCCAGACCTGGCCAGGCGTGCGCATCCATGCCATCCCCAACGGTGGCGCGCGCAGCAAGGCCACAGCCGGCCGCCTGAAGGCCGAAGGCGTGGCCTCTGGCGTGCCGGACCTGTTCGTGCCTGCCTGGCGTCTGTGGGTCGAGATGAAGCGCGCCAAGGGTGGCAGCCTCAGCCCAGAGCAGAAGGACTGGATCGCATACTTGGAAAGTGTGGGATATTGCGTTATAGTGGGAAAAGGTGCGGAATCTGCCAAGGAGCTGATCCGCGCCTTTTCATCAACCAACAAGGAAATCCCATGAGTGAAGTACAGCGCGAAATGACCTTCGGCGAGAAAGCTGTCGGCCTGACATTCAATCCCAGCAACGATCCGACCGTCGATGCCATCAAGCGCAAGTGCGCTGACCTGATTGACGAGATTCATGAGCTGCGCACCAATCAGCCGAACTCGGATATCGCGCGCATGGCAAGCGTGGCCATTACTGACATCCAGGCCGGCCAGATGTGGGCAGTCAAAGCAGCCACCTGGAAATTCTGAAAGACCACCATGACCACACGCATCTACTTGGTGACCGACACCGAGACCAACAAGCACCGCCTGATCCGGGCTTCCAACCAGGCCCAGGCGATCAAGTACGCCGCCTCGACCAGGTTCGACATCGAAGTCGCCGGCCAGGACGACCTGGTCAGCCTGCTGACCCACGGCATCCCTGTCGAACTGGCCACCGGCCAGGCCACGGCTGACATGTTCGAGGAAGCTGCCATCACCAACCCTGGAGGGACTGATTGATGAAACGCTACATCGGAACCAAGATCATCCACGCTGTGCCAGAGAAGCACAGCGAGTCCGGCCGCGAAGGCTATCGCGTGCGCTACGCCGATGGCTATGAGTCCTGGTCGCCACAGGAGGCATTCGACGACGCCTATCGCGAGTGCGATGCCATGACCTTTGGCCTGGCGCTCGAATGCCTGAAAAAAGGCATGCATGTGTGCCGAGCAGGCTGGAATGGCAAAGGCATGTGGCTGGAGCTTCAGCGCCCTGACGAGCACAGCAAGATGACGCTGCCTTATGTGTTCCTGAACTATCCGGCAGATGCCCAGAACACGCCTGGCGCGCGCGTGCCGTGGTTGGCCAGTCAGACTGACATGCTGGCCGAGGACTGGAAGGTGGTGATCTGATGGACGCGCCGACCACCTCCAAGTCGTCGGCGTCTGCCACCAAGGATCGCTACATGACGATCCGCATTCCGGCAGATGTCGAGCTGGCGCTGCGCCGCCAGGCCGAGGCAGACACCAGGACGCTGGCCGCCCAGGTGCTGCACTACATCAAGCAGGGGCTGACCAGCCAGCAGCAGGAGGCCACCACATGAAGCTGCGCCCACGCATCTCTGTGCAATGGTTCCCACGTCGCTGGCCGTACTTCGCCATCGGCTTCGACCGTGGCGAGTTCCATCTGTACCTGTGGATCGTCGAGATCGAGGTCTGGAGGACGTACTGATGGCCGCAGACAGCCCGAACGACAAGCGCTACATGCTGCTGGCGTTTCTGCGGCCGACGCCCATCTGCATCGCTGTGTGTGGTGCGATGGGTGGTCCGATGCCCACCGCCGTGGCCGTGTTCATGGACCGCGAGACCAAGGCCATCAGCCTGGTGGATGTGCGAGCATGAGGAAGTCAGGAAAGCGTAAGCCGCCGCAGCGCCCGAAGACCTACACCGTCTTCGACGAGCTGCTGGCCAGCCCCACCGAGCCGATGCCGGCCGAGTACCGCACGCACCAGCTCACCAGGATGTACGAGGGGCTGCACAGCCTGGAGACGGCAGATCAGCCAGGCACAGACGACTGGCGGGTGGTCAGCGACGCCGTCAACATGCTGGAGACGCTGGTGGTCGAGATGAAGGTCTGCGACGACGACAGCGGCCTGCTGATGGACGCTGTGCGCGCCCTGGCCGTGGCTGGCCAGCGCCACAAGCGCGAAGGCAAGCCCATCAGACTGGACGGTCCTGGCATCCAGGCCGTGCGCGCCGTCCTGGCCAGCTACGCCGAGCTGCTGGAGGTGCTGCCGGCCAGGACAATGTATCGCTGCCACCGCCTGACCGAGAAGCGCATCCACGCCATCCTGGACGGCCGGACCAGGCCGCACGATGTCGAGATCATCTAGGTGTTTTCACCTAGTTGCATGGATTGTGGGAAATCGTGGTAAGATGCAGTCATCGCAACCAACCAGCAAGGAGCTGACCGTGAATGCAACCACTACCATCGAACTCGGTCCCACTTTCGAGACCGCAGCGCGCATCCTGGCCTATTGCCAGCGCTGCGCCATGACCAAGCGCGCCCAGCAGGACATCGTCGAGGTGGCGCGCGAGCTGGACCTGATGCGCTTCATGCGCATCGAGAACGGCTGCCTGATCACTGACTGAAGGAGACCACCATGCAGATCAAACGCTACCAAGTCATCCTGGCCGCCATTGGCCTGTTCATTGCGATGGGCATCGTCGGCCAGTCCGATCTGGAAGAGGCCGAGCGCCAGGAGGCCGAATACTGCGAGATGGTCAAGCTGTGGAAACAGACTAAAGGTCAGGCCGGCTGGCCTGCCTACAACGGTGAGAAGATGTGCCGATGAGCTGTAACCAGAACTGTCGCCAGGGCCGTGACTGCAACTGTGCAGGCTGGCATGTGGTGCCGCTGAACGACCTGCGCGAGCACGAGGCCAATGGCAGTTGCTGGTGCAAGCCGACGCTGGACGATGGCGTCTGGCTGCACCACTCGATGGACGGCCGCGAGGCCTTTGAGACAGGCGAGCGCCTGCCGTCCTGATCGTCAGGTCTTGCGCCTGGAGTAGAACAGGGTCCGATCGCCAAACAGGTAGAAGCCGACGGCTGCAGCGAAATTGTCCACCGCATCACTGGGCTGGCCAGACAGCTTGAGCACAGCCCAGGTGCCCAGCACAATCATGGCCACAGCAGGCCGCATCAGGCGCACAGCAGCCTCAACCCAAGGGTATGAGGGGTTGGTGCCTCCAGCGTCATTCATCGCCTTGAACATGTCCAGATCGAACTGGCGCATCTTGACGTACTCGTCCACGTTGACCGGCTTGTAGCCGTCGGTCTGGATGAAGCGCCCGATCAGCGACTTGCCCAGGTCAACAGCCAATGGCCCAAGAGCTGCAAGAATGGTCAACGGTTCCATCATGGATATTTCCTCCGGTCCAGCTCGAAGTGTGGGCCGTCTGGAAAGCCCTTCCAGTCACCACCCCACACGATGGCCACATTCAGCTCCTTGGCGGCCTCTTTCATGGCCTTGGCGATCTTGTGATACAGGGGCCAGTCCCAGCGCACCTCGTCCTCGATCCATGCGCCCAGATCGACAGCGTGGCCGGTAATGTGCCGGCCATTGAGGGTCTGACTCGCGCCGGCCTCGTACAGCGCCTTCTGTCGCTCCGGCGTGCGCAATCCCTCCAGCACCGTGAAGTCTACGGTGGTGATCTCAATGGCGCGCTCGACGACCTTCACCAGGTCTTCGTGGACGCCTTTGAGCCTCTGTCTAGATCGCGCGCCGAGCTTGTACATGGCCTCAGTGCTTGAAGTAGTTCAAGGCGTAGCCGACCACGGCCGAGACGCCAGAGACGATGCTCATTCCGAACCACAGGCCGCCCTTGCCCTTGTTGGCCAGCGCCAGCAGCTCCTCGACGTTGCGCTCCATCTTGTCGACCTTCTTGTCCATGTCCTGGACTTTCTGCCAGAGCACGCCGTACTTGACCAGGTCAATGCCTTCTTGTTGTTCCTGCAGCATCGTCTCGGTCTCCAACATCAAATACCTTCGCCAGGGGTCATGTAGACCGTCGTGGCACCGGCAGCCAAGCCTGAAAAGTACGAGCCGACAGGAAAGCGCAGGACTTCAACAGCGCCGGCCACCAGCGGGATGCCAGCAGCAGGAACACCTGCAGCGGCCGCCACAGCGTTGGCCTGGGCCAGCGCAGCAGTCGGGCCGACGCCCAGGTGCACGAGGTTCGTGCCAGCGTTGACGACGCGAATCTGGCCGGTTTCTTGGGCACTGAAGTTGCCATTGACAGGAACCTGGACGCCTGCCGGTGCGACGCCGGCAGCCGCCACGACGACGGTCTTGCCTTGCGGGTTAAATGCAATTTGCGAATTGGTAGCCATGTGTGTTTCTCCTTAAACGATTTTCACGATGATGCGTGCGCGACCATCATTCTCGATTGCAATCACTTTGCCAACAGCAGATTGATACTGCTCAAAAGTTGGATTGCTGACTGCGCTGCCTTTGATGCTGCCATCGCTATCTTTGGTCGGAATGATGTACTGCCCAGGTGCGGCTCCGATCACGTTGACTGGAACTTGACCAGCAAAAGCAATCCGATCAACCTTTTGTCTTGCAGCTTCTATGATGGGATCAAGAACAGTTTTTTCTGCAATGTATTTTTCCCACTCTGCCTCGCTTGCATCTTCTTTTGGAAGTGTTGGAAATTTGACTCCAAGCGTTTCCTCTGTACCCCAAGCGTCGCCACCAACATAAGCAGGATCGGTTGATTTAACGACAAAAGACACTGCATCATCCCAGACATTTGTGAGCAGTCCGTTTGCGTTGATACCGCAAACGTCGCCTTTCGCAATGACAAAATCTCCTGATTTCGTCATGTATTCGGCATAGTCCGTGCCATTCGCGTTCAGGGTGCCTCCAGCGTTCAATGACCGACCGTTGCCGTTTATTTTGGCGACAAACATGACAGAGCCGTTGCCATTCCATCCTTGAACGTCGCCAGCGTTTACATTCACCACTTCTTGCGCGTATCCAGCCGAGTAAAAAGTATGAATGCGTGTCGCAAGACCTCCACTGCCACTTGACGTCGGAGTGTTAATTGTTGGACTTGTCGCCAGCACGTTGTTGCCAGTACCAGTGTTGGTGACGCTCACCACGTTTTTGCTGGCGTCCAGCGCCAGCGCAGTCGAGGCCGTCAGAGCCGACAGTGTGCTGGTGCCAGAGACCGACAGGTTGACGCCGTTGAGATCAGCGCCGCCCTCGATGCGCTGCCAGGTGGTGCCATTGAATGCCGCAACGTCTCCAACACCCCAATTCGAGATGCCATCGAGCGAAGTGGAGCCAGCCACGCTGACCTGGTAGTAGTCGCCCTTGGTGCCGGTACCAGACGCCAGTGCAGGCGTGTTGGTGCTGGCGTTCCAGGTGCCCTTGTAGTTCAACGCGCCGATGGCGTTGGTGATGGAGGAGACGGTCTTGAGCATGATCAGCAGTCCTGTGCGCCTTCGAACTGCGGCTGCTTCTTGGCGTGCTCGTAGGCCTGCGCAATGAAGTTGCTGCCGTCCAGTTCAGGGACAAAAACAAAGTCGTGCTTTGAGATGAATTCTCCATCCTTCTGGACACGGACTTCAGCGATGGCACGCATGCCGTCCTTAGAGCCGGTCAAGGTTGCGATCTTGATGTAGGCATCAGGCACAACAATTTGCTGGCCGTAGACGCCGATGGTGTAGGTTTTCTTCAGAGCCATTTCAAATTCTCCTTTGGTCAAAGTTTGTAGTCGATGTAGCCTTCGATTTCGGCCACGCCGACGAAGCCTTGGAAGCCTGCAGTGCCACCGCAAAGCAATGAACACTGAAGCGCAGTGGCAGCAATAAACTCAGGAACAGGTGGCGTCCAATCCACCCATGTATTCAGCGGCTGCGTTTGAGCGTTGAATGAAACATATCTATTGTTTACAGCGGAATCTCCGAAGAACAATTGAGTGAATGCAGATGCGTTTGTGGTCAGGTATACACGCGCCTTTGTAACAACAAGACCAGGTGGCAATTGGTCTAGATCAACAGATGCCCCAACTCCAATAGCGTAGCGACGGCGCACAACTCTGTTGAAGTCAAATTGTCCAGCAAAATTTGTGCTGATCTGCGATGGCTGAAGCAGTCCAGCATTAAGACCTGCATTAGATGCTCCAAGCACAAACATGTTGCTGGACATTGGTTTTGCTCCGACAGGCATCGTGATGCGCAGAGCCTCTGGCGAGAGCATGGTATTGCTCTGAATGTTCATTGGCCATTGAAATTGCCCACCAATAGTCGAAGCGTCAGTGCAATTGATCCAAATATCGCAATCACTAAGCAGCATCTTGTTGCCAATGATTGTTTTTGTCGCGTCACTATTTGGATTTATTTCTTTGATCTCAATATAGATACCAGCTCCAAGATTGCCCGTTTTTCGTAAATTTTCAAACGAGCAGCCGCTGATCATCAGTGTGGCTTCTTCGTTTGCAACGAGACCGTATTGCGCATCAGCCAGCGTGCAGCCGAAAAGAGACAGGTCGCCAGATACCGTGTCTGTGTTCCATTGAATGCACGCGTCTGTAATTAGATCAATAGTAGTTCCAAAGAAGCGAGTCTGACCACCGCGATCAGGAGCTGCGCCCTTGTACAGTGCAAATCCGGTACCGCACTGGGAAATAACTCCTCCATAGAAGTCGTTGAGATAGCAGATGCCAATCAACTCAATTCCGGTGTTGCAAAAACGGACTTCTAGATTGGTAAATGTGAACTCACGAATGTGGTAGTCGCCACCGTTGACAGTGGTATCGCAGCCGATACCTCGTGCGCAATAGCTGGCATTCGATGGCCCAGTAATCGCCATGTCTTGGAAGTTGACATTGTTCAACCCGTACTGGCCGAAAGCGTACTGTGCTTGACTTGCACGCAGCGTGAACACGTTTTTCGCCACGTTGGTCTGGCGAATGATTGATCCGCCGAGGCTGTCAATGAACTTGCCAGGGCCAAGTCCACGAATGGTGATCGCCTTGTCGATGATCAGTTCGTCGTCGATGTTGAAGGTGCCATTCGGAATCAGCACAGTGCCGCCTTGGGGGCAAGCATTGATGGCCGCCTGGATGGCCGCACGGTTCACAGATGGCAGCGCAGATGGGCTGGCGTTGTAGGGCGCGTCAGTGATGACGACCTCTCGCTTGTTCAGGCTGTAGCCGACAGTCGCCACTGGGTAGTTGACACTCTCGTCGTAGGTGATCTGGCCAGCGTTGAGAGAGCTGATCACCGCATCGCTGTAGCGCTCGGTTGCAGTCGGCGCGCTGTAGACGACGCTGCCATTTTTGTTCTGCACCTGGATGCTGTAGTTGCTGTTGACATACAGGCGTGCAGGCGTGCCGCTGTTAACCGGATAACCACCGCGCGTGCGAATAGGCTGCGCCGCAGGGATTGTCAGCGCAGCATCCCAGTAGACCGTGATGGGGTTGACGATTGGGGCCAGATTGGCCACGCCAATCCAGATATAGCCGTCCTCAAGAGGCTGGCCATCAATATCTGTGAAGATCGGATAGGTTGGTTGAATGGAAAGTGCGCTCATTTTTGATTCTCCTGGTCGAATTGTCCTGCAGCTTGCATGGATTGCACAAGCCAGCGCTCGCGCCAGCTCAGTTCTCGCGGCATCTTGGCTGCGTCAGCAAAGCGCCGGAAGGCGGCAGAAAGTGCCACGCTGCGGATCGTGGACTGGCTTGGGGTTGTCTTGGTCGCGCCTTCCACGGCAAGACGTTGGAACTCGGGGGACGAGATCAGCTCGTCGGCAGCCTTGAGCACCTCGGGCTTGACGCCCTTGGACAGGGCCGCCGTCAGGCCTGAAGCAATGCCAGCACCAGGCAGGCCCACAGCCGTCGTGGCGGCCTCTGCAGGGATGCCGATGGCTGCACGCTTGGCCACGTTGAACACGTTGGACAGCAGCGAATCAGTGCCCTGCAGCTCCTGCTGGACGGCCTGGATGCGGCCGGTGGTGATGCGCTCGCGGGTTGCCTTGCGCACGTTGTTCGAGACCCGATACAGGTCCGACAGCGCCTTCCTGGCCGGCTGCGGCAGGTTGTTCATCAGCGCGGCATAGGCCTGCTTGTTCTGCAGCAGACCCTCGTACCAGTTGGCGTAGGTGTTGAAGTTCAGCGCGCCGTTCTGGGTGGCCTTGCCGAATGCTGTGTTCAGTGCCGAGGCTGCCACCATCTGGCGCATGTCCTCTGGGATGGCCTGCAGCACTTTTACCAGCTTGTCGGCGTCGCCCTTGGACAGGGACGTGGTGGCCGTGGACAGCTTGGTGACCAGGCTCTGGTCCAGCTCGCGCCCGAACAGCGAGACCATGTCGTCCTCGATGCCCTTGCGCATTGCCACCAGGCTCTTGGCCAGGCGGTACTGCTCGCCTCGGCCAGCGGCCTCGGCCAGCGCGAACTGGTCGTCGTCGATCAGCGCATACAGGCGCTTGGCCAGGCCGGTGTCTGCGTCCTTGAATGCGCCCTGCTGGCGTGCTGCAGCGCCGATGTCGCGCCGCACGTCGTCGATCAGCGCATAGGTGGGCTGGCGCATGCCGATCACGTTGCCATCGGCGTCCTTGATCTCCTTTGGCGACAGCTTGCTGCGCACCGACTTCTCCAGCGGGGAGAGGTTCTTCGGGCCGTCCAGGTCCAGAGCACGCTGCTCGACGAAGGCGAGCACGTTGTCGGCTGGGCCGCGCGTCTGGGCTGGGATGTTCTGGCGCAGGTCGTCGTAGGCCGTGTTGGCTTTGCGCTCTAGGTTGGCCACCGTCTGCGACAGGTTGGTGCGCACGGCCTGGTTCATGCGGCTGAGGTCGGTCATGCCGCCGATCTGGGTGATCAGGTCGTCTGCCTGCTTGCCAACGGCCTCCAGGCCAGTCAGCTCGGCTGCACGCGCCTGGCTGCCAGGGATCGACTTCACGGCTTGTGCCAGCTCACGGTAGGCCTGGTTCGATGTCAGGTGGTCCGGCTGCAGGTAGCCCTCGATCTTGAGCCGGCGTGCAGCTTCCAAGACCTTGAAGTCAGGTGCAGCCTGGGTGGCCAGCACCTCAGTGGCTCGGCCAGCGCCCATGCCGCCACCTGTGGCCGTCCTGGCGGTCTGCGCCAGCTCGGAGGTGGTCATCGGTGCGGCTGCGGCCGCAGCGGGGGCTGCTGGGGCTGCTGGAGCCATTGCCGTGCCCATTGGAGCGCCAGCAGGGGCCGCAGGGGCTGCCAGTGGCACCTCTGGGCCGACAGCGCCGGTCGGGGAAATCTCGCGCACGGTGCCGGTCGGGGGCATGATCGGGGCAGCGACCTGCTCGCCTGCTGCAGGTGCAACAGGTGGAGCCTCGCCGCCGCGCACAGCGCGTACCATCTGCGGGATGCGTGTCACGGCCTGGCCAGCGCCGCCGAGTGCTCCAGCCAGCGCCACCTCGCCAGTGTCGAATCGGCCACCAGTGGCGGCCTGGGTGGCCTCGATGCCGGCCTGCGTGGCTGCGCCGCCAGCGATGGCACCAGGGATGGTGGTGGCACGGCCGGCAGGCGTGAATGCTGCAATCGCACCAGCAGCGCGCGGAATGTCGCTGACCTGAAATCCAGGCTTGATGGCGTACATCTTGCCGTCGATGGACGACTGCAGCACGAAGTTGCCCTTCTCGTCCTGGCTGACTTTCACGCCAGGAAAGTTGGCCTGGATGACCTGCACAGTCTCCTGCGGGTTGCTCATCAGCGTGCCCAGCGCAGACTTGAAGCTGGCCATGCTGAACGTGTTCAGCTCAGGCATGCTGGCCCAGTCTGGCAGCGCCTCGGTGGTCGGCGTGGTGCGTTCGGTGCCGGTGACAGCCTCACGAATGCCGCCCAGCACGCCCATTGGTTCGGTCTTCTGGAGTTGAAAGCCAGTCGGCACACGCGCCATGCCATTGGCCACGTCGCGCTCCAGCTCCATCATCTCGTCGCGCGTCATGCGGCCGGTGCGATAGGCCTCCAGGACAGGCGCAGGCAGTTCGGGGATGGTTGGCCGTGCTCCTTGGGGCTGCTGCTGGCCACGCAGCGCCGCGCCGCGCGGCAGCATGATGTTGCCGGCCTTCACGTCGGCCTCGAACTCTGCAGCCTCTGCAGGCGTCATCTGGCCGCTGCTGTAGGCATCGAAGACGCGCGCAATCGCATCCTGCGGGACAGCAGCCATAGAGCTGGCACCAAGAGCACGCTGAAATGTGCTGATCGTGCCGCCCTCCGCGATGGTGGCAGCAGGACGACCTGCTGGCGCAGCTTGTGGCGTCAGCTCGCGCACGCCCTGAGAGACGCGCTGCATGTAGGCTCTGGTGCGTGGTCCCCAGTTCTTTGGGTCGGTGCCGCCGTGATACTCGGCAGCAGCCAGCACGATGTTGCCCTGGTTGCGGTCCAGCGACTCCTTGAGCAGCAGGCCGGCAGCCTCAGCGGCCGTCTGCGGGTTCAGGTAGGCGTCGATGCCGTACTTGTCCAGCACCGCCTTGCGGGTGGCCGGGATGATCTGGAAGGGTGTGCGTGCTCCAGCTTCCGACACCTGGTCGGCGTTGGAGCGCTCGCCGCGCGTGAGCACCGAGACCAGCAGTCCACTTGGCAGACCGAGCTTCTGCTCGGTGTTGGCTGCCAGGTCAGACCAGAACGGGTCTTTGTAGCTGGTGGGGACTTGTTGGGTCGCCATGTTTTACTGTCCAGCAGGAGGTTGAGCAGGTGCTGCACCAGGCACAGCGCCAGTCTGAGGATTGGCCCAGCGCATGTAGCCACGGCCGGACACCGCGCGGCCGGCCTGTGCTGCTGCCAGGTCTTGCGCACGCTGGTCCATGAACTGGCGCGCGAAGTCCACATAGGTGGTGCCCTTGGGCACCTGGACGCCACCGATGTCGATGTCGCGGGTGGCACGGCCGAGCGATCCGACCGAGTTCACCCATTCGGCCTTGGCGCTTTCAGCCACTGCCTCGTACTGTGCCATCTTGGCCATGCCGCGCAGGAACGACGCCACGGTCTTGGCGTCTGCGTTCTCAGGCGGGAAGCCCTTCAGCGCCAGCTCGATGTCGCGGTCAGTGGCAGGGCCAGGTGGAAGCGACTTGATGGCCTGGGTGTTGCGCAGCCTGACGTATTCCTGACGAGTCTGCGTCCAGGCGTCCTGGTTGCCGGTGGCATTGCGAATCCAGGCATTGATGCCGCTGGCTGTGCCGTAGCCGCCGCCTTGCTGTTCCAGGCGGCTGGCCAGGTCAAGCATGCGGCCTGCAGCCTGCTCAGAGCCGACTGCAGCCACGGCCGAGTCGTTCACGATCTTGGTGGCGCTGCCATCGAGCTGAGTGCCCTTCTGGTTCAGCTCAAACAGCTTCAGCTCGACATCAGACTGCAGCTTGTCGCGGTCCAGCTTCAGCCGGTCGCGGTCGAGCACCAGTCTGCCAGCACGGTCTGCGATCTGGCTGTCGAGGTTGCGAATGTTGGCCGCCGTCTGGGTGTTTTCCAGCGCCAGGCGCGTCGGCGTGTTGGCTGTGATCAGCTCTTCCTTGGTCGCGCCAGCCTCGCCAGCTCGCACCTCGGCCGGGGCCTTGAGCGCCTGGATGGACGATGTCAGCACCTTGTCTCCGCCAGGAACGCCTGCCAGCATGATGCCGATGGTCTTCTGTGCGCTCTGTGGGCTGACCTCGGCCATCTGCGCCCAGGTCTCGTAGGCCTTGGCTTGGTCTGCTCGGCCGGCGTTGCGCTCAGCCGTGGCGCGCTCGCGCAGGAGCTGGATGCCGATCTGCGGCTGGTTGGCGCTGAAGGCCGACATGACCTGGCCACCGAAGCGCAGCTCGTTTTCCTGACGATCCTTGGACAGCGTCTCCCAGTTGGCGCGCATGCTGTCGGCCTCGTTCTTGGGCAGCAGCATGGCCACATTGGTGAAGTCGCGCGCGGTCGGGTTCGGGTTCTGCATCAGTGCAGTGACCTGCGTCTGTAGTTGCTGGCGACGCGCCAGCTCGGCCTCCTGCTGCTGTCGCTGTGCCGCCACGTCTGCGATGGTCGCGCCAATCTTGAAGCCGGACAGTGCGGCCTCGAATGGGCTTTGGACGTTCAGTTGGTAGTTGATTGGCTGGACCATGTTCACACCTTGCTGTAGTTCACGGTGAGATAGCCACCTGCCTCGCCGACTGCGTCAGGATAGACGCCCTGGACCTCCTGCGCCATCAGGCCGATCTGTCGGCCACCGCCCCAGATGTACTCGAACTCGTAGACGCCCAGGCCGTCCGGCCGGGTGCCGATCTTGGTGATGTTGCGCTTTAGGCGTCGGTCGCTGAAGATGTTGCCGAAGCCTGGCGTGCCGACCTTGGCACCGTACTGCATGCCCAGGAACTGGGCCGGCATGTTGAACAAGCCAGCCATCGCCTGCCCCTGCGCCAGTTCCTTGCCAGCCTGAGCTGCTCCCACGTCACCATACAGACCTGCCACTCGCGCACCTGTCTGCATGCCTGCTGTACCGACACCTGCAGCCGACTGCTGGCCGAGAGAGGTCAGGCCACCAAGACGGCCGTATTGCGTCTCGATCTCTTGCTGCAGCATCTGCGGCCGGAACTGAGCCAGCGCGGCCTGGATGTTGCCACCGCGCAGGCCGCCAGTGGCAGATGCACGTTGCAGAAGCGCTTCTTCGCCTTGGCGCACTCTAGCCTGGAAGCCAGCTCCCTGCTCCAAAGCAGAGATGGCCTGCTGCTGCGCTTCTTGTCCTTGTAGGCCAATCAGCGCTTGCTGCTGTTGTAGCGCAGGAGTTCCTGCCTCGACATAAGGCTTGAGCAGCTCTCTGACCATGTCGAACTGACGACGCTGCTCAGCAATTCCTGCTTCGGCTGCTGCGGTTTGTGCGCCTGCAGCATCACTAGCTGCACTGCTTTGAATCATGCCGCCGACTAGTTGTGAGCCGCCGACGACAAGTGCGGTTACTGGATCAGGCATGGCTGAACTCCTTCATGTAGTTTTCCAGCGTCTCGCCGTACAGTTCCATGACCTGCTGCGCAGATTGCGTGGCACGCTGCGTGCCGTGGCACACAGCCACCGCCATCAGCACCACGTCATAGTAGCCTGCACGCCAGACGAATGAGCGTGCGTCGGCCTTGCCAGCGCGCTCGGCCTGGTCGGAGGCCTGCCACTTGAGGATCATGGACGCCACGACAGGCGCCAGGGTTTGAGAGTTGGCCTGCCAGAAGGTGTTCTGGCTCATTCCGACCAACGTGTTCCAGATGGTAGCGTTGAGGTCTTCGCGTTCGACAGGATCGCCATCGGCGACATCATCGAAGACCTGGATTGCGTTCCAAAGCATGAGCAGCCACTCGACGGCCGGCGCAGGCAGCGCGAAAACCCTTTGCAGGTTTTCTTTCAGCCAATCGACATTACTCATGCGCGCAACCCTCCAGTGGTCGGATGAGCTGCTGGCGGCTCGATAAGCTCAGCACCTGCATTTTCCCACAATTTGACATTTGGTCAATCCTCCTCGAACTCGCGCTCTTCCCAGGCTTGGCAGGAGCGAAGATCGTGGCAGATGAAGTCGAACTTGTTGCAGTAGCCACGGAATCCGGCGTTCACATCCCACTCGTTCCAGGGGATGCGGTCCATCTTGACCTGGGTCATGACGGAGTTGTCGTAATACTCGCAGTTGGAGCAGCGACGACGACGCGCCTCGGCCTCGTCGCACTGCATAGCCTTGGCCAGCGCCATCCAGTAGGGCTTGTTCGCGCCTCGCTCGTTGCTGGGGTTCTCTGGGCCGAGCATCCAGTCATCGATGACCATCTGCGTGTTCTTCTTGTTCTCGGCCGTGGTGATGAACGGCTCTTCGATGGGCAGGCCACCGAAGCCAGCCATCATCACTTTGGGCATTTTTGCGTAGTCCATGTGGTTCTCCTATCAGGTGATCTCGCGGCCGGAGATGCGCAGCGTCAAGGACGTGGCATTGCTGGCAATGGTGCTGATGAAGGCTCCAGCGTCCAGCTCCTGGCCGACCAGCTCGGGACACAAGTAAGTCTCGCCAGGAACGACGGTGCGGTCGTCGATGATCAGGTTGCTGTTGCCAGCGCTGCCGCCCACTTGCACCAGGTTCACGCTGAACGTGCGGTTTACGGTGTCGGTGTTGGTGACGGTGGCCTTGTCGATCAGCGCCTTCGCGGCCGTGGCCGTGTATTGCGTGGTCTGGACAGCCTCCATTTGCTTTGGAGGAACGAGTGTTTTTACGGTGACGGTCATTGGATACCTCCGATGTTGTTGGCGACTGTGAGAATGACTGATGGGATACCTGGATGAGGAGCTACTGCGCCAGATGCCAGCATCTGCACACCAAGATTACTGACTGAAAACATCATTTCAACGTAGTCGCCAGCTTTTAGGTTGAAGAAGTAATTCAGTGCCACGAATATCTCAGCATTGTTGCCTTGAATGCGAATTTGGCTTGCTGAGTTGGTGACATCAACACCATTGAGCCTGAACCACAAATAGAACTCCTCTGCTGTGGCCACCGTGCTATCAAGCTGAATGCTTGTCTGGAAGTTGTAAATGCCCTCAGTGTCCACATAGACGCGAGATGCTGGCGTCCCCAAATAGACGCCATGACTCAGTTCTGTTGTGTTGTAGGTGATAGCCTTGGCTGTGTTGATGGCCGTGGCCGTCTGCGTCGTGGTGTCGTAGAACGAGCCATAGCGCGAGCGTTTGAACTCTCGCGGAGGTGGCGACATCTGCAGGCCTTCGACAACCTTGGCCAGTTGGCCAAGCAGCGCCAGCGCCTGGTTGGCCTTGTTCTCGGCTGACGCAAGACTGACAGAGATTTCCTGCGCCAGCATGGCGATCTGGTCCAGCGCCTGCGTGGCCTTCACGTCGCTGACAGAGTCAGAAACAGCCAGCTCCTGCGCCAGTGCAGCGATCTGCCCAAGTGCATCGTTGGCCGTGGCCTGCGCTGTTCCGGCCGCGATGTTGACCTCGTTGACCACATCAGGCGCAATGGCGTCGGCCACCGCAAACAGGTTCTCAAACTGCTTGATCAGCTCGTGGTTCCCCAGGAACGTGGCGAGCTGATCGCGCGTGAGGTTGAGTTTTTGCGTGGCCATCAGTATGCCAACCCTTCGATCTGCGCCTCAAGGCGTGCGAATGCGATGTGCGCATCGCTGTCGCCACGGAATCGCTGGATGCGCCAGTTGCGCATGTTGCCCTGCTGAAACCACGCCAGGCGCTTCTTGGTGTTGCCGATGGTGCCAGCTCGGATGTAGCGGTCCTGGCTCCACGACAGGCCGTCCAGCGAGTAGCTGGTGCTGATCTGCGGGTTGACGCCCAGCGCCACGCGACCAGTCAAAGCCACCAGCTCCAGCTCGTGGAACAGTGCGCCGTTGCCTTCGTTGTAGACGATCAGCGTGCCGAACTCCCAGCGCACCTTCTGACCCCAGTGTGTGCCGATGGTGTCCACCAGGTAGCCTATGCTGCTGGACTGCGGATCGCCGACCAGCCACTTGTCATAGGCCCAGACCAGATTGCGCGCACGGTACTGCTCGAAGCCGACCGTGGTGGTGGTCAATGTGAACCAGACCAGCTCGCCCAGCTCTTGCGATGCTGCTCCGTCATAGACCAGCGTGCGATCTGGCAGGTGGACGTAGAGGTGCTGGTGCGCCTTGTCGTTGCGCGCTTCCAATTTGGCCTCGGCCAGTTGCAGCTCGGTGTAGTTCATCAGCAGGTCGTCGATCTCCTGCGTGCTGACCTTGGTGGCCGTGGCGTTCGCGCCCAGGTAGATGCCTGGCTGCTCGTTGCGGCCGCTGCCAAGGAATGCCACCTGCTCCATGAAGACGCAGCAGCCAAAGGTGCCGATGACGCCCTTCTGAACTTGCGCGCCATCGATGCGCTGGAATGGGAAAAAGTCGCCGCCGACGTTGTCGAACACCTCGATGGTGTTTCGGTTGAGTGCATAGACCTCGTTGCGCAGCTTGAGCAGCGCCACCACCGGGTCTGGATCGACCTCGGAGCTGCCGTACTTCAGCGGGTTGACCTGCAGCGGGTCGGTCAGATCGGTGACCACCAGGCTCTCGCCATCAGTGGTCATGAAGTAGCCATCCACCCACACCACGTCGAGCACGAGACCAAGGTCTGGATCGGTCACTTGCACCAGGCCGGTGGTGGTGTTCCAGTAGTACAGCTTGCCGCCAGCAGCGATGGCCAGACGGTCGAAGCTGTAGTCCATCGACACGAGGCCACCAGGGCCAACGTCGCCAAGCACGGCCACAGTGCCATCGATGGCCACGGTCACCAGTTTGGTGCCCATGACCCGGTAGCAGGTGCCGTTCCAGTTGATGCCGCCACGGTCAATGCCAGGTCCGCTGCCGTTGGCCACAATGCCGTCGCCAGGCCGCAGAAAGCCGGAGCTAATGCCGCTGTTCTTGGGCACCGGCACCATGTTGACCGGGTAGCTCGTGCGCAGGTCCGGGCCGTTGTCGGTGTAGATGCCGTTCAGGATTGGTATCTGCATGGCCTCACCATTTCACCTTGTCTGCCCAGTAGGCAGCGCTCATCTTGCCCTTGGCAATGTTGCCGGCGTGCCTGGCCTTGAACGACTCGCGCCGTGCCTTGTCTGCCTTGCTTTCGCCTTCGCGCTTTGGAGACCCAGAGACGCCCTGCTGGCCGAACCTGATCGTCTTGACCTGGTCGCCAGCCTTGGCCACGACGACGTGGCTCTTGGTCGGATGCGATGGCGTGCGCTTGGGCTTGTTGAAGCCCTCGACGCCAGCGCGCTCCAGCCTGGGGTCTTTCTTGGTGGCCATGATCAGGCGATCCGATACCAGGAGTTGGTGGCTTGCACGAAGCGCATGCGGAAGAAGTCCTCTGCCGCCAGCGTGGTCGGGTCGCCATAGAGCTGAGACGCGCCGTTCGCGTTCAGCGTGAAGGCCGTGATCTGCTGCGTGGTCGTGATCAGCACCTCGGTGCCATCAGGCGTGCTGGTGTTCAGCGGCAGCGTGACAGAGCCAGTGGCCAGTGTGCCGGCCGGCTGGATCAGCATCCACTGCTGCTGCGCCACAGGCGTGGGCACCGGCAAGTTGAAGCCAGTGCCTGGCGTGTAGACGTTGGTGGCCAGCGTGGGGCTGGCAAAGGTCTGCTGGAAATACTGCAGCAGCGCACCAATGGGCAGGCGTCGCGCGTCGCCGTTGTTCGGCGTGTAGACCGGAATCTGGTCGCCAGGTGACGCGACAGCGAGCAGCGGGAGTTGGTTGATGTATGGCATGGCTGTGTCCTTTCAGTTGAACTGTAGCGGTCCATCTGGGCCAGCTTCGACTGGACTGACAGGAGGACGCAGGAATGGGTTGTCGTAAACACGCCAGGGCTTGTTGCCAGCGCCGGACGGCATGGTGTTGGGGAATTGCTGCTCCAGCGGGGCCGTGGCGCGCTGCATCAGCGTGTCGTAGCCTTGCTTGGCCGTGGCCTTGGTCTCGTTCATGACCTGCTTGCCGTAGCTCGGCGCAAGCCTGATGCCCAGGTTGCAGATGATGGCCTCGTAGGCCGAGTCCGGCACGTTGGTCTGCTCGTCGATGCTGCCGTCCTGGGGGCTGACCGGGATCGGGTAACCGAGCCGGATGCCCTTGCCGTTCCAGTCGGCCATCATGGCATCGAGCCGCTGCCTGGCGGCCTCAAGCTGCTCGGGCTGAAGGTCGAACACATAGGACGCAAGGCCGATCTCTGCGAATGCAGCCTCAATGAATTGGCGCTTGCTGTAGCCCATGTCAGCCTCCCTGCTGCAGTGCAGTGGCGATCAGGCCACTGAGCTTTTTGTCGGATGTCCGACCGTTGAATGGTATCCCCAGCTCGGTGGCTTTGGCTTCCAGCTCTTCGCGCGTCGGGGGTGCGTCTTCGTCTGGCACAGCGGCCTCGACAGGCTCGGCAGCCTTGATCTTGGCCTGGGCATCTGCTTGCTCACGCAGCAGCCGATGGTTGATGCCATCGATGGGCTTGGAAGGCTTGCGCACCTTCACAGGCTTCTTGTTCTTGCGGTACTTGGGTGCGAGGATGTTTGTTTCCATCACTTGGCCTTCTTCGCTGTCTTGGCTGCAGCCTTGAATGCTGCAGTGGTCGGTGCGCCCTTGGCTCCAGGCTTGCGCATGCGCTCAGGCGTCTTGCCTGCTGCCTTCTGGCGCTCGATGCGCTCGCGCTTGGCGTGGATGTTGGCGTACAAGCCGGCCTTCATTTCATGGCCTTCTTGGGCTTTGCTGGTGCCTTGCTGGGCTTGCCTGCGGCCTTGGCTGCAGTGCGCGCAGTGGACAGCGCGACGGCAACGGCCTGCTTCTGAGGCATGCCCTTCTTCATCTCCTTGGAGATGTTCTTGCTGATGGACTTCTGCGAATAACCCTTGGTCAACGGCATGGTGCGCTCCTTGTTGGTGAAAGAGAGAAGGGGCCGAAGCCCCTTCCCTCAGCCTGCTGCTTACTGGTTGAACAACAAGATGCCGGACATCTCGGGGTTCTTGTTCACCACACCGAACAGCGTGTCGAGACGATACTTGATCGTCATGCTGTCGATGTCGTAGAACTTCTGCATCACCAGCTCGATGCCCTGGTCGGTGCTTGCGCGCATCACTGCGACACCAGCGTCCGAAGGCACGGCATAACGGCCAGGCAGAATCTCCAGCGAGTCACGCTGCCAGAACACGTTCACCTGTGCGGTGTTGGCGTTCAGGAAAGTGATGGCTGCAGTGTTGGAAGGCGTGGTGACTTCCACGTTCTTGTACTGCAGTTGAGCGTCGGTGGCAGGAGCCTGAGCGCCGATGATCGGGGGAGTGATCACCATCGTGGTGCCGTTGGTCACCGACACAACCCGGAAGGTCTTGAGCTGACCAGTGGACTGCTTGGTGATGTGATGCACCGCGAACACGCCGTCGATCTTGAAGGCATCGCCTGCAGCCACGCCGGCCGTGGAAGACACGGTGACGGACTGGAAGCGGTTGTCCACGTTGATCTGGCCGCCGACAGCGGTCGAGGTCGCCTGGGGCAGATAGTTGGCCTGGGTGCCGGCACCACTGGTGTCAATGGTGATCGCACCGCCGCCAGCAGCAGCCGTCAGACGGTTGGCGTAGTCCATCTTGTAGGTGTCGAAGCCAGCGACCATGCCGACGTAGCTGCGCTCGTAGGCCTTGTCTGACTTGGCATTGCCGAAGCTGCGAGCAGTGCCCACCAGGTTGCCAGCCAGGCCGTTGTAGTCACGGCTGGACAGGGCCAGGAAGCGGTCGTAGTCGGGCACGCCCTGCTCGTTCATGATGGCGTCGCACAGGGCGATGTCGTCATAGTCACCAGCAGCAGCAGCGATGGGCACCACCAGCGAGCCGAGGTTCGCTGCAGCGCTCATGATAGCCACGTTGATGTCAGACGCGAGCTTCTGCTTGGCAGAGTCGCCAAGGCGACCTTCCTGCAGGGCATCACGCAGTTCGAGCGTGGTCATTTCCCACGGCACGGTCTTGCTGAAGCCCAGGGTGGCAGGCACGGCAAGCTGAGTCATGGCCTTGTAGCCAGAGATCGGGGTGCCAGGCGTGCTGTTGATCGACTGGGCGATGTAGGGCTGGGGACGCCAGATGGTGTTGTTGGCACGTTCCATCATCGTCTGATCGGTGTTGTAGATCGCGACGTTGCGGGACAGAACCAGTGCGTCCTGGAAACCTTCCAGGAGGTCTTCGAACGCTACGCGCTCTTCTTTGGAAAAACTATTGGCCATGATGGGCTCCTATTTCAAAATCAGTTTTTGGATGCTGCGCGCTTCTGCGCTTTGTACTGGATGACTTTCGTCATGTTGCCAGTACGCGCGGCTTCTTCACGCAGCCGTTCAAGGGTTGAGTCCACCGCACCAGAGACTCGTCCAGTCCCCTGGATTACTCGCTCCGGTGCGGGTGCTGCCCTGCGGTTCGTCACTTTCAATTCTTTCTCCAGTTTCGCTACCGCGAAGGCAAACTTCACGGGGTCGTTGATCTTTGCGAGGTCTGCAGCCTTTTTCGGGTTCTTGCCGAGTGCGTAGATGACCAGTGCGGGATTGTCAGCTCCTTGCAAGATGACGCCTTGCTGGGTGACGTTGAAGACTTCCTGGGCAATCGCCTCGGCGTCCTCATAGTCTCGGACCTTCAGCTCGGCCTTGGCCTTGCTGTAGCCCTCCAGTTTGGCCTGCCAGGCTTGCTGTTGCGTCTGCTCGGCCTGGCGGACCCTCTCGGTCTCCAGATCGTGCTGGCGCTTGCGTTCATGCCAGGCATCCAGTGCTTGCTCGAACCTGTCGGCGTCGTAGTCGAATTCCTCCAGCTTGGGCTTCGGACCCAGCGCGACCGGCTTGTTCTCAGTCTGCGCAGTGGTCTGCAGCTTGGCTTCGAGTTCTCGAATGCGTCGCTCTTTCTCGCGGTTGGCCTTACGCAGCTCACGCACCCATTCAGGCGCACGCTGCTCCTCTTCGGCGGGGGGCGCTTCCTCGCCAATGGAGACGACCACCTCGTCGGACTCTTCATCGTGCTGTTCGGCATCGCCTTCGGTCAGTTGGTCGCTGGCGGCATTGTTCTCACCAGCATCGATCTCAACGTCCTGCGGCTCGTCCTCAAGCACCACGGTTTCGTCCACTTGGCTATCGTCTACAACTACTGCCCTTTTGTTCATTGGTTGACCCCATCAAACTCACCCATTGACACGGCTGGGTGGTCGCCGTTTCTCACATTTTCACGCATTCGGCGTCATCTGACAACAGGCTGAATCTGCTGCCCCATGATGGCCTGCTGTTCGGCCTCCATTGCCGTGAGCGCCATGTTCTGTTCCTGGACGCCAGTCTTGGCCAGCGTCTCGGCTGTCTTGGCACGCGACAGGCCGGCGTCGGCCACGGTCTTGACCGTGTCGGCACGCGCCTTGGCCGCCTTGGCGATAGCCTCCTCGGCCGCTGCCTGCAAGAAGATTTTGTTCGGGTCTTCGGGCTGGCCTTGCAGCTCGACCATCATCTCTTCCTGCTCCTGCTCGGTCGGCTTGACCACTCCCATGCGCACGAGCTGCTTGCGGAAGTAGTCGCGCACGTCGCTGATGCCCTCGCCTTCCATGTTCATCATGGCCATCGCCTGCAGCACCTGCTTGGTCTGCGGGTCGTCGGTGATGGCCATCATGCCGGTCAGCGCTCGGACGGTGGCCGCGCGCTTGCTGGTGCTGGACGGGCCGACTTCGACGTTCACGTCGAACTTGGCACGGCTCAGGTCGTTCTCCATGACCACCTCGCCGGCCTCGCTGACGGTCGGCTTCATCAGCTCGACCATGCCGATCTCGTCGTTCGGGCCGATGGTCTTCATCTGGCGGCCTTCTTCGACATAGATGTCGCGCGCCATGCTGAGCCAGATTTCACCGCAGCGCTGCATGCCCTTGGCAAAGTTGCTCATGTAGATGAACGTCTGCATGTCCAGGCGGGTCTGTATCATCTCGATGGCCTTGCCCGAGATGTTGCTGACCATCTTGTCGGCCTGCTGCGAGCTGCCCAGGATGTCCTGCATGTCCTGCTCGGTGATCTGCATCAGCGCAGCCATCGCAGGCGGTATCTGTGGGCTTCGGGTGTAGGCCACTGGGCCGCTGACCTGCTGGCTGCCGTCCGGGCCGGTGATCGGGTTGATCAGCAGGTAGGGGTAGTTGCGAATATTGTCGTCTGCCCACATGACCTGGTGGCCAGTGACCTGCTCAGGCGTCAGGATCGGCTTCTCGACGCTGGACAGCGCGCTGATCTCGCCCAGCTTGCTGAGCTGCATGTTCTTCAGGCGCTGGGCATCCTTGGCCAGGCGCACCTGGCCCATGCAGCGCTCGACGTTGTCCACGAACCAGCGTTTGCCGTAGACCGGCACGATGGGGATTTCCTTGCCGGCGATGTAGCCGGCATCCTCCAGGATGCGGCCGCCCGACATGATGTACTTGTGGACCTTGCGAGTCTTGATCTTGCGCTGGCGCACCTCGATGCTGCCGATGGCCGCCAAGGTCTCTTCGAGCGCCGGGTCGTCGTTGAAGTCGGCCTGACGGTAGCGTTCCTCGGTGCCGTCGATGGCTCGGAAGATGCGGATCGTCTCGCTGACATCCTCGACCTTGTAATACTCGGCGACGTAGACCACGTCTGGCGTACACCAGTCGAACTCGTACTGGTGGATTTCCTTTGGCCAGTCGGTCGGGTCGTCGCCCCAGGTCTCCTTGTAGGACTGCCTGGTCATGCTGGTGACGACGTAGCAGTACCTGGCGTCGGACTTGTCCTGGCGCTTGGCGTTGAGGTCAAAGAACACCGAGCTGTCGGCGTCGAAGATCGGCTCAATCAGGATGCGCTGGCGCTCGTTGTCCTCGTCCTCGTCGTCCTCGTAGACGTTGCGCAGACGCCAGGCACCGAAGCCACCGCCCACCGCCTCTTCGAAGGCGTTGTCGTAGGCCTCGTCGGCCACGCTGTCCTTCTCGTCGGCACGGTACAGGCCGTCGCATGTCTCGGCCAGCTTGTCGTCCTGGCCAGGCTTCGGCGTGAAGTCCACCGTGACCCGGTTGTTGCGGTACTCGTTGATGATGCGGATCACCGACAGGTGAATCTTGTTCACCTCGAAGCGCGGCTTGTTCTCGTAGATGTCCCAGAGTGGGCCTTCCCACTGACTGCCAGCCAGGCTGTAGAAGCGCCGGTCCTGCAGACACTGCAGGCGCTCGTCGCGCAGTGCAGTCTGGATGTCGTTGAACTGCGCCAGCGCATCGCTGTGCAGTTTGTTGAGATATTGCTCTTTGGACATGCGTGCCATATTTCGCCCCTATTTGCAAGTATTTTCTACCATTTACTCGTCACCGGCAATGGTTTGAAGTCAACAGGCCGCGAAACCACCGCAGCCCTTCGGACGCCTTCGCACGCATACCGCAGCGCATCGATGACGTGGTTCTTCTTGTCCTGCAGGATCGGCAGGACTTTTCCGGTCAGTGGATCGGTCTTGTAGCTGTAGAAGGTCAGCTCGTCGATGGTGTGCGTGCAGCGCGGGTGAACCACCACGTCGTAAGACTTGAGCCACTCGACGCCTTCCTCGACCGACTTCGCGCCCTTGACGGCCGGCATGATCTTCGGGAAGCCGTTTTTGCGCATGTGGCTGATCGTCTCCGGCCTGGAGCTGTCGGCCACGATGGGCCAGCGCTCGGCCTCCGGCACGGTCATGAACAGCTCCGGCGTGTTCACGATCTCGCAGCCCACCATGTAGGCCTCGTGGTCAATGTAGAGCGTGCGGCCGACGATGTGGCAGCGCACCAGGACAGTCGGGTCGGTGGCAAAGCCCCAGTCTGCGCCGAGCCGGTGGATGGCGTCCTTTGGTGCCTCGAACTCCTCGATGCGCCAGTTGCGGAAGACACGCGCGCTGCTGTTCTGCAGGTAGCCACCACGCCAGACGTGTGCGTACTTGTCCGGGTCGCGCGCCTTGTCGTACTCCATCTCGGCGCGCAGCACGTCTGGGAACCAAGGGTTGTCGTCGAAGTTGACCTCGATGACCTTGGCGTCTGGTGGCGGCTTCGCGCCGCGCAGCAGGTTGTCCACCGGATCGCTGGCCTGGCTCGGGTTCCAGGTGAACCACAGCTCGGAGCCTGGCTTTCGGATGGTCGGCCGCAGCAGGTCCAGGCTGCGCTGTGACAGGCTCTGCGCCTCCTCCACCCAGGCACGGTCGTAGCCCTCCAGCGACTTGATCGAGTCGGCCGTGTGGTTCTGCATGCCCTGGAAGATGATCAAGCCGTCTCCCTTCTTGGACTTGATGACGGCCTCTTGCACCTCGAAGTAGGCACCGGCATTCATGGACTCGATCTTCAGCTCCAGCAGGCGCTTGACCGACTGCGCCAGCGACTTCTGGACCTCGCGCACGCAGACGCTGCGGCTGGTCTGGTCCAGGATGTGCGCCTCGATCAGCATCTCTGCGAAGGTGTGCGACTTGCCCGAGCCACGGCCACCGTGCGCGCCCTTGTAGCGCGCCGGCTCCAGCAGCGGAAGCGCCCACTCAGGCGTCTGAATTTTCAGCGTCTGCTTTGCCACGGATGACCACTCGTTCGATCTTCGCAAACTCCAAAGGCGCGCCGTCTGCGCCGGTCAGCTCGTGCGCCTGGGTTTCCTTCCACTTCATCTGGGTCTTGGACCACCAGATCATGGCCGCCGTGTCGCCGCCCATCGCCTTCTGGAACAAAGTGCGACCGACGCCAGAGTTGGCCTTTGCCTTGCCGGCCACCAGTTCGGTGGCAAAGTGCTTGCGCAGCGTGTCGGTGTCGATGCCACCGCGCACCAGGATGGCGATCTGCTCGATTGGCAGGCCGTAGCCGGACATGGCCTCGACCTGCTTGCGCTCTGCGTCGGTCGGCTCGAAGGCTGGTCGGCCAGCACCAGGCATTGCGCCGCCAGTGCCTGGCCGCGCGCCGCCGTTGTTTTTCCGTCCGTCCGGCTTTTTTCGGACCGATTTTTCTTCAATTGTGGGTTTCTGTGATTTCGTTGCCATTCATAACCTCCGCGAAAGGTTTTCCAGTTTCTGCGTGAATTGCCTGCTTGCCGGTGAACTCCTGCCAGCGCTTGACGATGACGTCAACAAACTTTGGGTCCAGTTCCATCAAACGCGCTTGCCTGTTGGCCTTCTGTGCTGCGATCAACGTGCTGCCGCTGCCACCGAACAGGTCCAGAACGATTTCGCCTGGATTGCTGCTCCACTCGATCATGCGCTCCACCAGCGCCACCGGCTTCATGGTTGGGTGCAGATCGCTTTTCGTTGGCCGGTTGTGCCGGATGATCGTGCCGCTGGCCTTGTTCCTGATCTCGTTGATCATGTCGATGAGCTGCTCCTTCTTCATCGACTTCAGGTCAACGTCATCGTCGATCACCGTGGTCAGTGTGAAGTTGCCGCAGAAGTAATGGCCAGCGCCTTCCTTCCAGCCGTACAGGATCGGCTCGTGCTGCCAGTTGAAGTCCTGGCGTGACAGGGTTGCGCTTTGCTTAACCCAGATCAGCACCTGAGAAAGTTTCAGTCCAGATTCCACCATGCAGTCTGTGAATGCCGCGCGCTCGGATTCACCGTGCGCCACGTAGATCACTGCGCCAGCTCGCATGACTGCGTAGTAGCTGGCGTAGACGCTGCGCAGGAAGTCTCGGAATTCACCAGACCCCATGTCGTCGTTCATGATTTTGCCGGCCTTGCCTTCGACCGCCACGTTATATGGTGGATCAGTCCAGACCAGATCGGCCAGCTTTCCGTCCATCAGCTTTTCCACCTGCTGCAGGTTTGTGCTGTCACCGCACATCAGGCGGTGCTTGCCGAGCACCCAGATATCGCCGGGCACGCTGATTGGCGTCTCGCCAATCTCAGGGACTTCGTCTGGATCGCCCTGGTATTCGATCTGCTCTGCGTCTTCGACTTTGGTCAGTGCGTCGATCTCGTCCTGGGTGAATCCTGTCAGGCCGATGTCAAATCCTTCTTCATCCAGCTCAGCCAACTCCAGCGCCAGCAGCTCGTTGTCCCACCCTGCGTTGAGTGCAAGTTTGTTGTCAGCAATGACGTAGGCACGTTTCTGGGCATCGGTCCAGCCTGCCGCGACCATGACCGGCAATGATGCCATGCCGAGTTTTCGAGCTGCCATCACGCGACCATGACCGGCAATGATGCTGCCGGACTCGTCCACCAGGACAGCGGTTGTGAAGCCCCACTCGCGGATGCTGGCCGCGATCTGGGCGACCTGCTCCTCGCTGTGGGTGCGCGAATTCTTGGCGTATGGCACCAGCTTTTCGATGGGCCACTGCTCGACCTTGTCGGCTGGGTTGGTTTTGTGGGATTTCGTGGTCATGCGTCATTCTCCCCTTTTTCGAGCCGGTTGGCCACCAGGGTGGCGTAGCCGGCGATGTCGATCCAGTTGTCGGCGTAGGTCGGGTCGCCGTTGAGGATGCGCGCAATCTTGTGCTGGATCATCTCCAGGGCTTCGCGCTGGTCTGGCTTGAGCCGGTCCCATCCTGAGCGCTCGAACATCACGTCCTTGAGCGCCTGGCTAATCTTGGCGTGATTCTCGAACGCGCCATAGGTTCCCTGGCGTCCGGCCAGCATCTCGTTCACGTTGGTGGTGCTCACTGCTTGCTCACTTTCTTGAAGATGGCCTCGACTTGCGCATGCAGTTCTGGCCTGTTGTCTCGCATGTGTACGTAGTCTCTTGCAAATCCAATCTGGCCTGTCTCGATGTTTTTTACCAGCCAGTAGTTGGCCTTGTTGCGTGCTCGCCCGTTGGCCACGATCTTGTAGGTCATCCAGTCTGGCGTGTGATCTTGTGGACGACTGAACACCAACCACTCGACTTCATCGCTGTCCCAGCATTTCCCGATCTGATTCCATCCATCGTCTTCAGTTGGAAGGTTTCCTGCGTACATCTTTCCCATTGCGATCTCCTTGTAAACCCTTTGCATCTAAACTCTAAAGGGTTTGTGTGGATAAGTCAATCGGCACAAAAATGCCCTGCATGGGGAACGGAACATGGGAACTACCCCTTCTATAGAAAGGGGGTAGTTCCAGTTCCCTTCCAACCCTGCTTTGCCCAAGGTAACAAGTTCCGTTTTTTTCCGTTCTGTTACCTTGTTCCCTTGCCATGACTGTGGATAAGTCTGTGGATAAGTCATATTCAGCTCGCCGACTTCCTGATCAGCATGGCACTGGCCTGGGCCTCATCGATCACCGTCCAGCCGTGCTCGAAGGCCTCGATGATCTCGGCCACCAGCAGGTCTGCGATGGGTTTTCCGTTGGCGCTTGGCTTGATGTAGACCTTGGCTGAGGCCTCGCTGACGTCCATTTTCTGGACCAGGTAGTCCACCATCGCCGACCTGCTGAGGTAGGGTAAACCATTACGCTCCTCTGCTCCTGAAGACCACCAGGCGTTCTCGAAGGTCTTGCGGTGGCTGTCGATCTTGCTGTCCTTCCTGGGGCTGGATGGAGGCTGCGCTTGGACGATGACGGCCGATGTGACCGGCTGCTGGTCCTCGTCGTACCAGCCTGGGATGGTGACCTGCTGCAGCTCGACGTGGACCGTCTGGGCCAGCTCGGCGTCCTTGGACTTGCGCTGGACGATCTGCATGGGCACGCCGTCCTTGCCTGGCACGATGCTGATCTCGATGTCCAGCGCGCCACGCCAGGCTGATGAGCCACGCGCGCGGTGCTGGGCTTCCTCAGCCACGCCGGTGTGGTGGACCAAGATCACACTGCAGCCGAACTCGTTCATCAGGCTGTTGCAGGCGTCCAGCATGGTCTTGGCGTCCTGGGCACTGTTCTCGTCGCCGGCCAGGAAGCGGTGCAGGGTGTCCACCACGATGACGGCCGGCTTCTCCGGCAGGCTGCGCAGGTGCTCGACGACCTGCAGGTAGCCGGTCGGGGTGTTGAGGTCGCAGCCGTCCTTGGACAGCCACATGGCCAGGTGTCCGGCCTGGTGGTGGTGCTTCCAGGCTGCGACGCGCCCACGCAGGCCGTGGTGGCCTTCACCGGCCAGGTAGACCACGTTGCCTGCCTTGACCTTGTGGCCACACCAGTCAGGCGCGCCGCTGGCCATGCGCAGGCACCAGTCCAGCACCACGAAGGTCTTGCCGCCGCCTGATGGGCCGTGGACCATGATCAGGGCATTGTTCTGCAGCCAGCGCTTGACCAGCCAAGAGATCGGGGCCGGCTGGGCTGAGAAGTCGTCGGCTGCGATCAGCCAGTCGGTCTTGGCAGGCGTCAGGAGGCTGGCCAGATCGTGGCCTGCCTGGGCATAATCGTTGGCATCCATGCCTTCAATTGGAGGCACAACCACGCGCACGCCGTACTTGGCACTGGCCTGCTCGGCGTACTTCTGGCCCACGCCATGCTTGTCGTGGTCAGCCACGATCACGATGTCCTGGGTCGCGCCGTACATCTCGCGCATGATGCCTGTCACCGGCACCAGGCTGCTGGCGCTGTAGGACGCCACGCAGGGCCGGCCGGTCGTCTCGTGGATCGTGGCGGCTGTGGCAAAGCCCTCGGCCACATAGAGCACGCCAGGCTCGTCCATCGTGCCGATCATCCAGAACTTGCCGCCAGCCTCGCCACCTGGGTGGTACAGCTTGCCGCCGTCGTGTGCGATGTACTGCAGGCTGGCCAGCGCGCCATTCTGGCCATACAGCGGCACCACCAGGCGGCCGTCGCCGGTCACGCGCGCGCCATGCACGCCGATGCCCTTGCGCTTGAGGTAGGGGTGGTCAGGGCTGGCCGCCTGGGCCGAGGTCCATATCGTCTCGACCGTCGCCGCTGCCACCTCGTGCTTGCGCTCCAGCTCGGCGTCGCGCAGCGCCTTGGCCTCGGCCATGCGCCTGGCGTGCGCCATCTCCTCGCTGGCCGTCAGCTTGCGACCGACCTCAGCGCGCCA